CCAACTATTTATAGTTTGGAATCAGTTGCGTAGCTTTGCGCTCGCAGAAACGTCAATTCAATCTGCGTTACAAACTATAAATAGTTGGTGGTTCAACAGACCTTGGACACCGTATCATTTACACTGGGATGATTTTAAATCATGGCCAGATCCATGGGAGCTACTATTTTTTGATAGATACTGCGACGTATCGCGTGGATTAGCGATGATGTATACTATTGTGTTGATTGATAGATCAGACCTTCAAAATTTTGATTTAATCTATTCAGTTGACAACTCTACATCATTGATTCATAATGATGAATATATTTTAAACGTGGATAAAGAATCCATAGTAAATACACGACCAAAAGCAGATGTCACAAGAAGGTTGTCTCAGGATTACTTTAAAGAAAAATTATTATAACTGATTACCAATGGAAAAACCAAGACTATTACAAGAAAAAACAACATACACGATAGATTATCCCGAAGCGGTTGAGTTTGCAAACCAACAAATGGATATTTTTTGGCATCCCAATGAAATAGAGGTGGAAAAGGACCTTCATGATATGAAGACCAATTTCACTGATGCTGAGTATCATGGAGTAATTACTACCTTAAAGCTATTCACGTTATATGAATTGGTAGTAGGCAAAGAATATTGGTCTGGAAAAATAAAAAGGCTTTTCCCCAGGCCAGATATTGAACGAATGAGCAACTGTTTTAGTTTTTTTGAGCTAAATGTTCATGCACCATTCTATAACAAACTAAACGAAGTTCTTGGATTGAACACAGACGAATTCTACAATTCTTATGTTGAAGATTCGGTGTTGTTCAATAGAATAAATTGGATCAATAAGGTAATCGCCAAACCTTCTGACAATATCATTGATATTCTGAAATCATTAGCTGTTTTTTCAATGATTGAAGGCGCTATCTTGTACTCATCATTTGCTTTCTTGAAGCATTTTCAATCAGAGGGAAAAAACAAGTTGGTGAACGTTACTGCCGGAATTAACTTCTCCGTCAGAGATGAGAATCTTCATTCTATTGCCGGAGCATGGTTGTTCAGAACTCTGTTGGCAGAAAGCGAATTATCACAAGAACAAATAACGAAATTAAACACAGACCTATTAGAAACAGTAGAACACATCAAAGAACACGAGGATAGAATTATAGATATGATTTTTGAGAAGGGCAATATCAAGGGAATTACCGACCATCAGCTAAAATCGTTTATTCAGCATCGACTTGATCTTTGTTTAGAACAACTTGGATTTGAAAAACACTATAATCCTCAATACAATCCAATCAAAACTTGGTTCTATAAAAACATCAACGCACCTCAATTGCATGATTTTTTCTATAAAATTGGCAATTCATATAAGCGAGATTGGAACGAGAAGGGATTCAATTGGTCGGTAGAGGAAGCGGCATGAAGACAATTTACGAAGATCTATCCGAAGAACGCAAACGTCTCCAAGAGGAAGGCGTTTTACCTGATTGGTTTACGACCGCTGGGTGGCAATTATTCTCTTCAAAATACGCAACTAAAACAGAAAAGGACTTTAAGTCAGTAGCTCGTAGAATTAGCAAATGTGCGGCTAAATGGACTGATGATCCAGAGTATTGGGAACATAAATTTTATACAGTTATTTGGAATGGTTGGCTATCTTGTGCTACTCCGATTCTCGCCAACATGGGAACCGATAGAGGATGTAATGTAAGCTGCTCTGGTAATTTTGTCAATGATTGTGTGTATGACTTTTATGATACTCAAAAAGAAATAGCAATGTTATCCAAGAACGGTTTTGGTACAAGCTCGTATCTTGGTGCAATCAGACATAGAGGAACAGAAATCTCATCTGGCGGAAAGGCATCTGGTGTTCTTCCTGTATTGAAAGACTTTGTTCAATTGTCCAGAGATATATCTCAGGGCAACACGAGGCGTGGAGCATGGGCTGGATATATTGAAATTGATCATGAAGATTTTTGGGAGATCATTAACTTCCTCAATTCAAGCCCAGATGATTGTAATATCGGGTGGGTTATAACTGATAAATTCATTAGGAGATTGAACTCAGGCGATAAAAAAGCTATTTCAAGGTATCAAAAGGTTATGAAAACCAAGATGGTAACCGGAAAGGGATATTTCTTTTTTGTTGACAAGGTAAACAAGCTGACACCCAAATGTTACAAAGATAATGGATTAAAAGTAAAGGCGAGTAATCTCTGTGTAACCGGAAATACTTTGGTTCAAGTAAAAATTGAGGACGAATCGTCGGAAGAATTTGTACTTCCCATCAAACTTGTTGGATTATTTTTAGATAATGGCATTCCGTTATTAACGAAGTCGTTTAATATAGAATCAAACAAAATTGAATGGAAAAAAATTGTTGATTTTGCTTTAACGAAAAAAGATGCGAAATTGATTAAAATTACAGATGAAACTTCTGGCAAAAGTTTAGTTTGTACTCCTTGTCATCTCATCTATACTAAAAATAGAGGTTATGTTGAGGCTGGCAATTTGACAACTTCTGATGAACTCAAAATTTTATAGTTTTATGTAGTGAAATTCCTCTTCGTATAAATACACGAAGAGGAATTAAAACATGAATTATATTAAATTATATGAAACATTTATCAATTATTGTCAAAGAACAACCCCTTTTGCTCGGTTAAGGAAACGAAACCCCAAAGATTTACGAATAGTAAATAATTTAGAATTATATGTCGAGGGGCATCATATAATTCCAAAAAGTGTTGGGGGTTCAAATAACATAGATAATATAGTTACGCTTTTGCCAGAAGAACATTTGTTTGCGCATTTAATAAGATATAAAGCTTATGGTGAACGATGTGATTTTATTGCTATTAAGTTTGTTATAAACGGGTTTAACAGCAAAAAGAAATTGAAAAATATTAAAACCTGTTTAAATAGAAAAATACGAAATTCTTATGCATGGATGAGGCAAAATTCTTCGAGTTTTCGTAAAACTAACGGGTGGCAAACAAAAGAAGGAAAACACAGAATATCAATATCAAGAAAAGGAACTTTTCCAGTAAAAGATGTATTAACCGGAGAAATAGTTGGATCAGTTGAAAAAAATCACCCAAAAGTCGTTTCGGGTGAATGGGTTCATCATTCAAAGAATAAACACAAATTTTATAATAAAAAAACCGGAGAAGGAAGATATTGCAATAAGAACGATTTGGACAATATTGAAGATTGGGTATCTGCTTCAAATAAAGATGATCAGACAACCGGAACAAATAACCCAAAATACAGCGGAATAACCGATGATGAAATCTATGATTTTTACGTAAAGGTTGCGTCTGTGATTGCCGAAAAATACCAATTTAATGAATTGCCAGGATTAAAATTGATTAAGTTGATTTGGGATGAAAAACACAAATTTAGAAAATTTCCAAATCTCGGCGGCGGTGCTAAAAGTGGGTTTAGGTTTAATGGTGATGTTAAAAACAATTTGATTTCGCCGGTTTGTAAAGAGTTAAATTTAGAATACAATAGGTATAACAAAATGAGAAACAAAATTAATGTTAAAGAGGTATTAGATGCTATTAATTGAAGAGGTTGACTATCTAGAAGATGTTTATGATATAACAGTAGAAGACAATAATAACTTCTTCGGAAACGACATTTTGGTTCATAATTGCACAGAGATCACGTTGTTCTCCGATGATGAACATACCTATACATGCGTATTATCTTCGTTGAATTTAGCTAAGTATGATGAATGGAAAGATACCGATACTATTTTTGTTTCTTCTGTATTCTTAGACTGTGTCGCATCTGAGTTTATTTCTATTGGTAAAAAAATAAAAGGTTTAGAAAAAGCAGTCAGGTTCACGGAAAAGTCAAGAGCATTAGGACTTGGCGTAATGGGATTTCATACCTATTTGCAATTAAATATGATTCCGTTTGAATCAATAGAAGCTCACTTTAAGAATGCAGAAATCTTCAAAAAAATTAAAGAAGAATCAGAAAAGGCAACACGATGGATGGCAGAAGCATTTGGCGAACCAGAATGGTGCAGAGGATATAATCGTAGAAATTCTCATCTATTGGCTGTTGCACCAACGCTATCAACAGCCGGAATTATGGGAGGCGTATCACAGGGAATTGAACCCGTTTATAAAAATGTCTACGTACAAGGTTCTGCTGCTGGAGAAATGAACAGAATCAATCCGGTATTTTTGGAACTGTTGAAGGAAAAAGGAATTTATGATGATAAGCACATCAACGAAGTAATCAATCATAATGGCTCGGTGCAAGATGTTGAATGGTTAAACGAAGAAGAGAAAAAAGTATTTAAAACGGCATTTGAAATTGATCAAAAGGTCATTATAAGATTAGCTTCAGTAAGACAGCAATTTATAGACCAAGCGCAATCCATCAATCTATTTTTCTCGTCAGATGAATCAGAAGAATATATCTCAGAAGTTCATCAGATGGCATTTAATGATCCGTTGATTAAATCATTGTATTATATTAGATCAGAATCGGGTGTTCAAGCTAGTAAAGGAGAATGCGAAAGCTGTGCTGGATAATCAAATCAAAAAGATGATTGATGAAGCAGATGGGATTGTTATTCTATCTGGGGCGGGTATGAGCGTTGATTCTGGAATACCGGACTTTAGGGGAAAAGATGGAATATGGACAAGTGAGCAAAGTAATTTCATGAAATTTGCTACAGCCGACGCATTTGCCATTCATCCTTTGGAAGCATGGAACTTTTATATTACCAGATTGATAACCGGAATGTCATTAACTCCTCATAAGGGATATGTACAATTACTGAGGCTTAAAGAATTAGGAAAGGATATATTCTCGGTAACATCCAATGTTGATGGTCACTTTTTAAAGGCTGGATATGATTCAAACAAATTGCTTGAAATTCACGGTAATTTGCGATATATTCAATGTGTTGATCAATGCACACGCGAAGATTGGCCTATGCCGAATTTTACTGATGTACTGACCAGCGAAAAAGATATACCAACCTGCCCAAATTGCGGTAGCTATTTGAGACCAAAAGTAATGATGTTCAATGATCCTGCTTTTTGTTTCAATCGGGTGGACGAACAACAAAGATCATATACCGAATGGGAATCTGATAAGAAAAACATTGTCGGAATTGAGATAGGGGCTGGTAAAACTATCCCATCTATTAGATGGTTTGGTGCAGAAAGAACCAGCAAATTGATTAGGATAAACCTATATGAACCGGATATATCACGCAAACAAGATATATCTATGCAAATGAATGCCATAGATGGCATAGACTTATTGACAAAAATAATTTTTAACGGAGAATAACTTGAATATCAGTTTTGACGAAATTTATGTAATTAAGACCAGTTATGGTGATGAACTTGTGACCAAAATCATAGCAGAAGATGAGCTTACCTATACTCTGACTAAGCCATTGGTTGTTATTGCTGGCCCACAGGGTGTTCAGATGATTTCCGGAGTGGTTACCGGTGATCCTGAAGCTGATGTAACGCTTTTCAAAGCACACTGCGCTATGATCGTTGTTGCTCGCAGAGAAGTATCAGACGGATATATTGAGACGACTACTGGCATTAAGCCAGTATCAAGCAAAATTCTGATGGGATAATGCCATGATTCCTATGCCTGTACAACGATTGGGAGATGTAAACACAGGTGGTGGTGCCATTATGATGGGCATTCCTAATGTATTGGTAAATGGTCTTCCAATTGCTGTTATGGGTATGCCGGTTTCTCCGCATAGCTACTATCACGTTGGTGCAGTGACTATACCCACTCAATTTCAAGTGATATGCAATGGTCTACCCGTAATTAAAATGGGAGACGTTGATTCTTGCGGAGATGTAAGAATCGGAGGGGCATTTAACGTGTTTGTAGGATAGTTGATGAATTTAACTCCTCTTCAGATTAATGCCTCTGCCGGGTTATTGCAGAATCAAGGACTATGCGCAAACGTGTCCAACACAGACGGAAAGGTTGTTTACTTAAATTCGCCCTTGATAAAACCGTTAATTGACACTATTCAAATAGCAACGGATTCTGGAGTATTGTCCACTGCCACAATAAACAGTTTAAGTACATTATCTCCTGCTTGCCCTGCATTAAGCAATTCTGGTGGAAATGTTACAATTTTTACTGGATCAGGACCAAATTTATACTCGACTATGGGAATTACCTCTCTAAAAGGGAAAATGATTTCCAATATCATTCGTGCAGGAACCTCTGTTACGGTTACTTGTGGTGATACTATCTGTACGGGAACAGTAAATATTTGCCAACATGTTACGCCATCTGGTCAGTTCGTTAATTTAGTTGATGCAAATGCCAATACCCGATACACCAGTTTTGACTTGTTATCTTGCTTTAAAGACACGGTTCCAAAAACAGAAGGAAATGTATATTATCCATTCTTGATGAGTGATTTCGTAGAATACCCAAAAGATGGTAATGTCGCAAACATTCCCTGGATTGGAAAATGTTGGGCACAAGATCAAAAGTATGATAAATTTGTAAAAAAATTACACAACTTATACTTGGGTGCCGGTGGTATACAAGACCCTGATACCACTGATAGAAGTAAATTGCCTTATGACTACACTATTTTCGTTCAGGCATATAATCTCATTCAAGGATATATGTCTCAAGCAAATCAATTTATCAATAGCGCAAATATAGGGCAAAACTACTTACAGAATACATTCAATGGAATGTCGGATTTAATCACAGGAGCGGTATCTTCAATAAATCCAAATATAAAACAATTCTCATTTGACCTCAATAATTTAGGAAAACTGATTAACTTGGACAACTTGAATGATTTAGGAAGTCCATTAGCATTGGTACGACAAATAATTAGCGTTACGGGATATTTACCTATTTTATCAGTTGCCTTTTTAACGGTGGGCATTCAGCAACAAGTTGTTGGAGCGATAGGCTCGGTGAATGCAAGTGTATCCGACGAGACTCAAAAATTGATGTATAAGGCATTATCGTTAATAACTGGTGATGCCTTAGCTCAGATTACAAAAGTTCTTAATGTAAAAACAAAAAACTTAGAAACTGCGGCTGATCTTTTAAACCCCATGAAGCTATTTCCTAACAGCTACAAAACGATGAAAGTTCCGACAAAAGATGGATATCAACCCATTTATATCAGCGCAACTGGTGTAAACTCTACGTTGAGCCAATCATTGCCAGCATATACACTGAGATCAACTGCATGATAGCATTAGACAGACTGCAACAAATTTTACCAGCCGATATTGCATTAGCTAATAAGGCGTTATCAGTAACGCTGCAACAGATATCAAAAAATCCATCTATTAAATTAAAGGAGATAGCCTCTGCTGCTACTCCGATGAGGACATGTTCTGATCTTCCATTGGTTAACAAATTGACTCAACCAGTACCAAAAGAAGTCGCTGATTTTTTTGCGAACGAAGTTGCTGTTGGTTCTGGGCCTGGTGGAACATTTGTTATAGCTGATTTTTTTGGTTCACTTGCTGGAATTATTGGCTTAAATTACATTGCTATCGTTAATATATTGTCCGAAATGGATACGTCCAGTCTTCAATCAATATACACCACCATGAAATCTACGGTCAGTGGCGATTACGGAAGTGGTCCGGTTGTTATTCCAGCCGAAAAACCGGCTGCTGGAACATATTCTTCAATAGAAACAGCGTTTACTGATGGATTGATTCCTGCGGCATTAGCCGAAATAGCAAACATCATTGCTTTATATCCATTCCAACAATCTTTATTGAACAATAGGTGGAACTCGGCAGACGACCAAGTCATAAATGAAGTAAAGCTACAAGGAAAAGCTGGCTTAGATTGGTCAGATTTGGGCGCTGGTGATGATTTAGCGATGACCGCATGGATAAGAACATTGCCACAACAAGGACTTGATCTCAGGCCCGGTGGCAATCATTGGTTTATCCAATCCATTGCAAATATGCAGTTGCTATCTGGGCAGAGTGTGATAGGATGTCTGCGAGAGGGCGTTAATCAAACCAGCATGTCATCATCTGGTGTGAATTATGCCACTAACATCCCTATTGAGATTACATTGCCGTTGACACCATCGGAAGAAACCGGAGAAGGTGGCAGCGCGGTTACTAATCCGTGAAAAATAGTTGACACTTTTGATTTTTGGTAGTACAATTCTATCCGTGGTCAGAAATTACTTATTGGAGACACTATGAAAATTTTATCTTTTATCACACTAATGTTGGTATGTTCGGCATCTAACGCATGGTGGGGAGGCTATGGCGGATTCGGTGGCTATGGATATGGTGGTTATGGATACGGGATGCCTTATGGAATGATGGGGTATGGTTATGCTATTCCATCCCCCTCGTTCAACTATTCGACTATAATCCAACAGAGTCCGCCAATCATTATCAACAACAACGACCCGTCATACCCACAACAGCAACAGTATCAACCACAATATCAACAACCTTGCCAATATAACTGCCGATAGGAGCAAATTATCATGAAAAAGATTCGTGTTATTGTCAATGATGTATCGTTTTATTCCTCAAGCAACGCTATTCAGAAAGGCGTTGGTGATTCTGAAAGAATAAATAAGATTGTGCAACGAGCTTATGCTAAGTTGCTTCAATCCAACGATGGATCAGTTGGTATTGCTTTAACAGACACGGACGGTCATAAAGTTCAAATTGATTTTGTTTGAGGTTTAACCGTGACATACATTCTTTTTTATATAAAAACTGGCGAAAAAGTGGCCACTTATAGCACTGAACAAGGCGCTAGGGTGGGCATGAGAACATCCAACAAAAACGCAGGATGGGAACGCATTAGCCGAAGTTGGGCTAATGGATATGAATGCGAGTGGTGTTCAAATGGAAAAACCTATGATTATGCTCCTTATGCTATCACTGAGTATGATCGTTGGTCTACTAAGTTTTGCCCGTTGAATAAAAATCAGAACGAATATCTTTGAATTTGCTTGACAACTGAAAAAATGTGTGTATAATACACATCACTATAAACAAAGAGGTGATTACAATGAAAAAGTTACTTTTTATCGGTGCGATTCTTGTCTCATGTAATGCAAATGCCTATGGTCCATATAACCAACAATATACGATGAATCAGCAATTTGGATCATCGAATTGGTACTCAAGTCCACTGGGCATGGGCGTGGCGCAGGCTGGTGTTGCTCTTGTTAGCGGCATTGTTAATAAGATGAGTCAACCTGACCCAGTACAAGTTCAACAAGCACCACCTCAAGTAATCTACGTTAACCAGAATGGTCAACCTACCGGCCAACAGCCACAAGGAGGATATCCACAACAGCAATATCCACAATCTGCGGGTCATCCTGCTAATGGATATTCTCAACCATCTGCGGCCAACAATTGCCATGGCGAAACCGTGTATGATCAAGCTGGCAATCCTCGCTATGTAAAGGTTTGTCAATAAACCATGAATGTATATCTTGAAGATTTTAGAGAAATCGCAACTCGGTTAAAATCAGACAATGAGAACTTGGACAAGTATAGACGCGACTTGCGTTCTGTGGATCCCTCATTAGAGGAAGTTATATCAGAAAATTTATATACCAATACATACTATTTTCAAACTCAACTTGTATTGGATTTATTTCTAGGAAAAGAACTGAGAGATTGGATTGATTGGTTTTTGCATGAAATGCCAGAGTTTGATGTAACGAGCGACAGACCCAATGTGACAATTGACGATATAGATTATCATGTAACGGACGTTGAATCGTTTATGCACATGGTTGAGCATGGACTTAAATTGCCAAGAAAGCCAAAAATTGATTCAACATAGCAAAAACTAAAGGGATCATGTCATGATCCCTTTATCGCAAAATGACTTTAAGTAATTAGCAAATTGAGGTAATCTTAACCATATTATAATAGGAGAATTATGACGAAAGAAGAATTACAATCAGCTATATCGCATATGCGCGATAGAGAATTCATGTCCGGGACTGTTCGAGAAATGTCCCGCATAAAAAGCACAGGGGAGTGCTTCACACCCACGCCATTGGTGCAAGAGATATTGGACCTATTACCAAAAGATTCATTTACGGATCCAACTAAAACATTTCTTGATCCAAGTTGCGGCGATGGGCAATTTTTAAGCGAAGTTCTTATTCGTAAGCTAGAGAACGGTCATGGGTTTAAACAAGCCCTGAGTACAGTTTTTGGCGTTGATATTATGCAAGATAATGTTACTCTGTGCAGAGAGCGTTTATTATGTGGTAAATCAGAATATTCTCACATTGTTGAGAAGAACATAGTATGCCATGATGGTTTAACCTATGGATATGAGTTCAATGGAACAAACTTTAACGATGATGAATTACATAAACACACGCTATTTGATAATTGGGGAGAGTGAGCAGCATGATCAATTTATATGCGTACACTTATCCTTCGGCATTATGCAAGTATGATGGGTTTATTTTGGCCAAAGTGGGCGATAGTATTCGTGATGTTGACGTTAGAATAGCAGAACAGGGAGGTGCATCAGAGTATGAAGCAAAAATCCGAGTAGGCTCATGGAATAATCTTCAGAATATCAAGCGTGATTACGAAGTTCATAAAGTATTGACCAGGAAAGGATTGCACCACAAAGATGGTGCAGGAACCGAATGGTTTAAAATTCCCGGTACCTCTATTGATGACGCTCATCGTTACATTGATGACTTGGTTGAATCCATGGAGGGAAAACGAGTAAGAAACAAGGTTGTACTTCGTGACTTACAACAAAAAGCATTAAATGACGCATTAGAAATAATAGATAAAACCGATCATTCGCCAACGATTGCCGCAAATTTATGCCCGAGATTTGGCAAAACAATATGGTCACTGATGCTATTTAATGCTGTTTGCGAAAGATACAACAATAGAATTATGCTGTTGCCAGCGTATTGGCTCAGTGTGCATTCATCATTCATAAATGCATTATCGGACTATGATGATTTTTTGGACATTGCATTGATTGATTGCAATGACGACGATGCCTCATTCAAAGTTGAAAATGCTTTATCTAATGGTCAACGAGTAGTTGTTCCTATCTCACTTCACGGAGATTATGATGAATGGTGCGAAAAACATCAATGGATATCAGATTTGAAAAATGACGATATATTTGTTTTCGCCGACGAGGGAGATTTCGGCACTCATACCGACAATCAAATTAAAAAAGTAGATTTTTTGTTTTCATGAAATCAATAAACACCAAAATGAACTATGCTAATAAAAATATATGCCTCTGGAACCAACATCCAGAGATTGGCCAAAGGTGCGCCAAAAGTTGATGGGGTTATTTATACCGCTTATAGTCAATTAGAGCAATCCGAAGAAAGTATTATAAAACGAAAATTCTTCATGTTGGAAGTAGATACACTCAAGCATGATATAGAATCGCTTGAGCCAGAAGTTCAGCCTTCTTGGGCAAAAATATGGGGAAAACCCAATGGAAATAAATCGTTTATCACAAAATTATTCAAGAGTTTTATCGGAGAAGAACCTCTACGACAAGAATTGAACTTGAGCAATTTGACCGGCGAATCTGTTGATTGCTTTATGTTGTTGGTGAGTGCCAACAACAAGGAAATGCGGCAGATTAAAGATATCGCTATCAGGGCTATCCCTAATTATCATATCAAAATATTAAACGGTGATTTTACCAGCAACAAAGAAGCAGAATCAGAAACGATTCGGGAAATAAACGAGGCAAAAATCGCTGGCAAGGATGGTTTGATTATAATATCAAATCAGATGGGTTCACGATCATACAGTATATCTGAAATTCAAGCATCAGTTATTGCTTATGATAGAGGATCGGTAGATACTACTATTCAAAAAGTAAGTCGTTGTTTGACACCGGGTAACACATTCTCTGGTGAATCAAAAGAGTATGGACACATTGTTGATCTTAGCTTTGACCCAAATCGTTCTGAAAATATAGAAAAGCTATTAGTAGAAGAGATCATGCAGGTTCATAAAAGCGAAGGGATGGATTTTCCAACCGCGACTCGCTTTGTTTTATCAAGCATAGATTGTTTTAGAGTGAAGTATGGAACGGCGGTTGAGGTAACTGAATCTGAAATGTTCACCATTCTGAATGATAATGAAAATCTACTTCGGGTGGCCGATGTTACTGTAAATATTGATTTGGCACGTGACATCGTTGAACATCTTGAAAACGCGAATCGTATTGCTGGACCAGGACATCAAGGCAAAAATGCAATTGATGCTGTTAAAAATTATGTAACTGAAACAGATGGCAAAAGGCCGAAAAATCGCAAAAGTGATAAAGATATTGAGACGATAATAAATGAGGCCATCAAGACGATAAATCGGTCTGCGAGAAATGTTCATTATCTATATCCAAGCGGAGAAACGTACAAAGAGTGTTTGGAGAACATTATTTACTCTGCGCAATCATCCGAAGAATTTTATGATTTTGTCGGAATTGATATTGAGATAGCTTTGATGATCTTAGATAAGGGAATTCTGAATGAGCCGATATTAGACGTGGTTGTCCAGAATACTAAAAAATACAACAATTTAATCAATGATTTCTGTTTTGGAGATGTGTAATGGGATATGGTGGTAATTGCTTCTTGGGTGATCCCGATAGCGAGGAATTGTGGACAGAAATCATTGACAAAATACCCGATGAGGTATTTCTAAATCCAGATATTAAGATACTGAATGTTGCCTGTGGCTATGGAACCGAGTCAAAAGTGATCGTTCGCCGAATGCGAAAATTAGGCTTTGACAATGACTACATAAATAATCGCATATACGTTCTTGATAAGGCAATATGGGCAACTAATCGCATGATGTTGCATGGCCGATTCAAGAACGTAATCAGAGCCGACTTTTTGACATGGGAAACAGATATGAAATTTGACATAGTGGTGGGCAATCCACCTTATTTAAAAAATACCCACTTAGATTTTTTATTGAAATGTTTGCAGATAGCTGATATTGTTTGCTTGATTCACCCATCGGGGTGGACATATCGAGGCAATTCTTCTATAGAAAAAGAAGTCAGAAGAGAGCTAAAGGGAAGACTTAAACAATTAACATTTATGGATGGCAACGAGTTATTTGGAAAGGGCCTATTCAGTTGCTATCTATGCGTAACATATGCTATAAAGAACAACCAAGATAACATTAAATTGCATTACAAAGAATCAGATAATAAATATTATATAAAAGACATTTCTGATTTGCCTACGGGGTTTTGGGAACCAAGTGACGTTGTTTTGAGTCTCGTAAATAGATACAAAGAATTAACGAAAGAAAAGTGTTTGAATGATATATCTTCAGATCGACCCAACCGACCATTTATTGCGTTACCTCAAATATGTGGACATTTTAATACTGATGATTATTTTACTTTTTTCTACAGGAACAGTAAAATTGATGTCTTGAAAGATGGCGCTAAATGTTTGGTCATTAACACAGACGAAGAAAAAGATAGCTTAAAATCTTATTTGAAAACAAAGGTGGCTAGATATGGCTTGGTGATATACAAGGTATCACAGCATTTGTTTATTAAGCGATATTTTGAAAATGTACCACTACCGCCATTGGATAGAATTTGGACTGAAGATTCAATACAAGACTTCTATGGATTCACACAAGAAGAGCGCGACGTAATAAACGCTATGCCAAATTACTATTGAGAATATTGGTTGATGAAATTTGACATAGTGGTAGGTAATCCACCATTCAAACAACTCGCCAAAAACGGAAGACAAACTAACAAATCTCTGTGGAAAGAGTTTTTAACGCTATCGGTTGACATCACAGCAGAAAATGGATATACTTGCTTAATTACGCCAACTGGTTGGTGTTCTCCGAGCGATAATGGAAAAATCATTGAGAGAGTGTTTTCAGAATACAATCTGATATACGCTGACATATCGGATAGAATTAAAAATTACTTTAATGTTTCCTCTACGTTTGGCTACACTATTGTACAAAAAAATCAATATCAAGGTAAATCTGAGATAAATTGCAATGATGGTGTTCATGTAGTTGATTTAAGGAAAACCAAGCTAATTACAAACAAAGGGCTGACTATTATAAAAAAGCTAACAGAATCGTCCGAACCACGTTGTAATTTTTTCTTAGCTGGCATAAATCATCAATATAAAGGAACAGGCTATCATACCGATAATAAAACGGCGAACGCCATACACGCAAACATACATCATGTTAATTCTAGCAAGGATTACTTAAACGATTCTGGAATTCCTGTAAGATGGAGTGAAATTGAATCACCGTTAAAATCAAAAAAGAAAGTGGTTATTCCCTACAATGGACCCACAAAAGTAATCATTGATGATGGACATTATGGTGTAGGATGGTGCCAAACAATGCTCTTGAAAGAAGAAGAAAGTGTTGAACACGCAAAAACAGTGTTTAATAGCAATCTGTATAAATTTTTTTCTCGCGTATATCGCCATACTCAATATAATGAAACGAAAAACTTGAATGTTTTTCCTAAACTTGACTTGACAAGAAGCTGGTCCAATCAGCAATTGTACAATCATTTTAATCTGACCAAAGAAGAAATTGAGCTAATTGAGAGCAGTTGTTGACAATCTAAAATTTTACTGTATAATCACACTAATTTAATGGAGACTAAAAATGACTATTGAATTCGGAAAACTGTATTTTGGAGCTACGTTCGTTGACCCTGAATCAAAACTCAGATTCGTTAAGTACGATGAGGGAAATGCTGTTTGGGAAGACGACGAAGAAGATAACTTGGCTGCGTTTGATCCCAATGAATTGGTAGAGGTGTAATCAAATGATGACCTTACCGAAACCTTCCAAGAAGAGAATGATAATGGTGAATCAGGTTCTATCCGAAGGAATGGACCCAGATATTCTAACGGAAGTAGAAATGGCATGGTTAGAAAATCGTATGATGGAGAAATTCATTGAGCAATTGGCATTAACCAATCCAATGGTATTCGTCGGTATTGAAGACCCAATGATGAACTAAACGTGCCATCATTCACTCAGAGTAAATAATAAATTGCGCTCAAAATGCTTGAATTGTTGCTTTTTTGTGTTATCATATCCCTAAATACTACAGAGACGTATTAACAACGAAACAAAGGAGACACAATGGACTTTTTTATAACGATCACAATTATGATTTTGGCGATGGCTTTAACCACCGACGACAAGCCAACAAAGAAACGAAAAGAAAACAGTTGATTTTTTGAGGACAACAGTATATACTATCTTCTCATTAATCATAAGGAGGAGACAATGTTTGAAAAATACAACATTCACGCCGATCTAAAGATTCGGCTTCAGCAATACATTGAACACGGCAAGATTGATAGCTCATTTTTGAAGTTTGTTCTTCAGAATGATCTCTTCAATGCTGTGCTGGAAGCAAGTCCAGACGATATAAAATCTTTAGAAGATTTGGTAAGGTGTATTTACTTTGAGGTTCCCACAGAATTATGGGGATCAGCCGACAGAGTGCATAGACATTGCACAGATTACCTTTAACGCTTGACATTTCACCGACATTCTGCTAAGATGTCTTTTTTAACCCAAAGTGAGTAAATAGTATGTTAGAAGTCAATAATACTAAATTCAATGGATTGAATGTGTCTGGAAAATGGATCAGTAGGCTAGAGTCTACAAATAGCAGAAATGAGAAGGAACAAATCCTTGAGCAAGCATTGATGTTTGCCAATCTTGGTTCCGAAGACGCAGATGCATTTTTATACAATTGCTATCTGACATACAATCCATTTTTTGTATTCAATATTAAGCAAGTTCCAACTACGGTTGCGTTAACTGATAAAGAAAATCCATGGCCAGAATTTTGGGCATTATGCGAAGAACTAAGAACCAGAAGCGTTACTGGAAATCTTGCTCGTGATATGATTGCCAAACTAAGCAAGCAATTTGATTCTGATAATTGGAATAACGGTTGCCGCAGAATTCTCACCAAGGATTTGCGAGTAGGCATTTCTGA